TTTCTTATATTCGTTTTTATACTTTTTCTAATATAAAAAACAATGATAGATCTGCAAAACTATGTACCAGTGGGACTGGTCAGTTTCTACATGAACTCTTGAAAACTTTGTGAATAACTTAACTCTCCCTCAGTAACTTATATATTTTCTCAGGTAAAGATAAGACTCACAAATGGGGACGTCGGGTCATTGTAGACGTACTACATCCGGATGCAGAGTTCATGCATATAGCGATAACCATTGGGGTGGCGGAAATCACATTGTCGGTGAACATGCGGGAGGCGAGTTTCCCGGTGATGCTACTAGATGCATGAAAGATTGCAATGGATGTGTACATTGGAATGGTATAACAGGTTACAAAGTTCTCGATTGTCCAGAAACAACTGTGTGGGCGGGTCACTACCAGCGAAATGCATACTCTTACCCAATGGGTTCGAACGGTGGTGGATTTCCATATGCATTGGCTTTATCCGGACAAGTACATGAATTGCAGCACGGCTGGAATGATCAGTTATGGGGGTTTTCGATTCATAAGGTACGAGGTAAGCGCGGAGATGAAATATCGTACGACATACCAACAAATGGTTTAAATTCTGGCCATACGGGAGAAATACTCCTTCCCAAACAGGGAATTTCGGCTGATCGAAGCGACGTGATTTTAGGAAATATAAAAAGCAATGATAGAGCTTCAACACCGTGTCCCGGTGGGACTGGTAAGTTTATGCAGGGTGCTCGAAAAGTTCGTTGTTTTTACAGTAAAGACGACGCAAGTAAACTCAGGCACTTACATTTAAACAAAAATGGTATCACAAATGACCCAAGGGCTTCCATGTTTTCGAAACTCAAACAGGATTTCTGCGGCGTAACAGAAAACGCGTTCAAGAACCCGGGTGGTGGGAATTGTCTTGAATACGACACAGGTAAAAGAATCGCAAAGGCATATTGTAGTGTCGGGAATCGTATAGCAACCGATGCCAATTGTACCGAGGAGAATCTAGGAAATCACTATGATGATGTAGCTACGAAATACTGTAAAAACAATGGTAGAAACGATGAATGGTGTTCATGCTATAACGTATCAAATGATGTGTGTAAAACTCATTCCACTGCGGCTGGGTGCAAGAAGAAAAGAGATACATATGACAAATTAGTGGAAGCCACCCCTAAAGACTATAAAAATTCTTGGAATGGTATGGCAACATGTTTTGGCAAGGTCTGTACGGGTAAAAAATATATACCCGCAAATTCAAATCAAAATTGTAACCGACCTGTCCAGGTCTGCGTTCAAGATTTTGATATACAAGGTATAGCTGATTCGACCATTAACGCTACATGTGAACAAACGGCCAATACAAACACACAACCATCCGCCGGTGACTCACCGAGTGGTGGCTCGCCGAGTAGTGGCTCGCCGAGTGGTGCGACTCATCAACCTAAAATGGATGCACAGTCGAGGGCGACTTCGGCTTTTGGAAACTTAACAGACACGCAAAAAAAAGCTGCAGTGGGTCTCATTGCGTTGTTTTTATTTCTTATATTCGTTCTTATAATTTTCTAAACAGACAGTAAGGTATGACGATAGAGGTCGACCAATGTGAAACTATGGAAAATGGTCTAAAAGAGGAACACGGTGACGACTTCCTCACAAATAGGGAAAATTTTCCAATCACGTCACAAGTGCTCTCAATGCTCGCGGGTACCCCATGTAAGAGGCATTTCGGGTATAATGATTTAGTGAAAGAATATTGCAGTGACATAAAAAACTTTACAGAACAGATCGGAGGTGGACAGACGTGTGCAAACCGAGCAGATAACTCCATGAGATCCGAATGGTGTCTAAATGAGGAAGAACGCATTAAAACAGATTCAAAATGTACTAAAGAGCAATTGGGTAATGCGTATGACTCAACGGCTTCTAAGTTTTGCAAACAGAATCCAAAGGACAAGTGGTGTACATGTTACAATTTTAAAAATAAAGTATGTTCCGTAGATTCTACCGCCAAAGGATGTAAATATTACGAAAATTTACACGCAAATAAGAAACATTTTAAAGATGGGTACACCATTCTAAAAGACAACGCACACTGTAGACCAACTGCATGTAATAATGGTTACATACCATATAATGTCACGAGCGACTGCAAAGATTCGTACAAATTTTGCGGTAAAGATATGAACATACGATCATTGTCCAATAACGAAATAATAATGGCATGCAATGAATCCGGGCCCCTGGAACTCCCCGACTGGTGGGACGATGAATTTGATGAGAGCTTTTTTGACGAAGATAGAGAAGCCCCATTCAATAAATTCCCACTTAAACTACTTCCTATCACGCGGTGGCCTACGCGGTTTAGGTGGAAAGATAAAAATGTTAGATACGTTACCTATGGCACTATAATATGTCTATTAGTATGTATATTGATATTACCTAGAATGTTCAAAAAACGGACTCGACAATTTTTATGAGACACAGAAAAAATGTTAAGAGATAATAAATGCTCAGTGTGTACCAAAACCAAATAATGGCGTCCCAAAAAAAGTTCAAGAAATTCGGTAAGAAAATGCAAAAGCAACGCGCGAAAGATCTCGACAATATGAAGAATAGATTTTCAGAAATCGCAGAAAGTGAGAAGAAACGTTCTCAGGAAATTTTTGAAAGTCACCAGGAATTCTTCAAGGCATCGAAGACTGAACAGCCATCGGTCGAAATAGTCGAGAGTTCTATAGACTTCTACGAGAAGTAAATACGAACCAAAGAGTCATCACTGAAAAAAAGATAAACGAATAATGCCTTCCATAGTCAAGCATATTACCCGCACACAAAGCACATAACACACTGTATTGTGCGTACCTCACCTCTCGACTCGTCCTTTTTAAAGCTCTTTTCATGGATGCTCTAGATTGTTCCAAACCTAGAACAGCCACATTTATATTACGTATCCGAGAAGGCATCTCCATCGATGTAGATACCATACCTTTGACATCGATCGCATCGGATACTTGTTCCTTCATGAGGGGTTCTAAATATTCATAATAATTAAAATTATCATCTAACTTTACACACGTACCTTCTATAGTAGAGAATGCTTTAGCCAAATACACGAACGACGTGGGTATTATGAATGGTTTCTCGATGGCGAGTGACATGAGTATCTCGTCATTCATCAATTCATCTCGAAGATTGGTTCCATCGAGTGTTTCGAGGTAATTAAGTGTGGTCTTGAAAAATACCTCGATGTCACCCGTATCACTCGTCGTGGGAACGATTACTTTCAATTTTACGAGTGTGTCGACTATACCCTTTGTGTCACGGTTTATTATGTGTGAGAACATCTGCTTGAATCCATCCTTTAGTTCATCGGATATGTCTATCACGAGACCAAAGTCGTAAAACACGAGTTTTCCCTCCTTTGAAAACCCCAAATTACCGGGATGAGGATCTGCATGGAACATGCCCCTATCCATGGTTTGAATCATGTATGAACTTATGAGAGCTTCACACACCTTTTTACGATTCACCTTTTTACTCGAAATTTCAGATAGTTTTTCGGATTCAACCATCTCCATGACTATCATATCATTCGTGCAATAATCATCGTACATCTTTGGTATCTTGACCCACTTGATTTTCTTAAATGCAGTTCGCATCCTCTTTGCGTTGTCTATCTCATTCGCATAGTCAGTTTCCGAAAGTAGATATTCGATGGATTCATTTAAAATGTAACCCGATGAAGTGCCGGTATCGATTCCAATTTTTTCCAAAAATGTAACAATGTCTATTATATTATCTGTATCATACTTCATAATATTATAGATATCCGGGCGTTTGAGTTTAACGACCACGTCTCGTCCATCGATGAGCCGAGCCCTGTGAACCTGACCTATACTAGCTGATTTAAAAGGTATATGATCAAAGTATGAAAAATTGGGTATTTTTTCTAATATATTATCTACATATTCCGCATCTATTGGGGGTACATCATCTTGTAAAGATTCGAGTTGACGAGTGAATTCTGGGGGATATAAGTCGGGGCGCGTCGATACTATTTGTCCTAGTTTTACAAAAGTTGGACCCAACTCCACGAGTTGATCCTTGGTCCAAGCACCAAGTTTGGCTTGATCCTTTTGGATGTATTTTCTCCATAGAAATTCCCCAGCGAATTTCCATGTTTTTATTCGTTGTTTACGTTTGTTATTTGATAATGATGGTAAATTTTTATTATAATTACATCGCAAAGTCAACATCCTTATGTTATCTAGATATTTTATTCTTTAAAGTAATAGGTGTACCATCCGGTAGATACCATTTAGTTATGTACGTCATACGATTTGGATCCCACGTGGTCCTTGCGATCACCTTTGGTTTACTCTGTCTCAAGGCGCGTTCGATCATGTCTTCTCTACTTCCAATCACCCGCCCCTTGTGACCCGGTACAGCCGTTTTAAGCGCTTGTGCTAGAATTGGATTCATCTATACATGTTTGGTGGTAAATCTTTAATTCTGATAAAAATCAAAAATAAAAAAAATATTTTTTTTCACTTTCTTTTAAAAGAAAAAAGTTTCAAAAAAAAATAAAAAATTTTAAACTTTCTTTTAAAAGAAAAAAGTGTAAAAAATAAAAATAATTTTTGTAAAATTTTCTGAGAATATAGTAAATGTGGCAAATATTCATAACCCTCTACATTTCCTACCTGATACTCGGTCCACATTGGGAATCCAAATTGATAGAGAAGAAACCATTGTTATGGGTAGACAGCGTTAGAGAATTCCTTCGAAGATCCATATTCATATCATACGTATCACTTCTGTATACCGCGTGGTTCTTTTATAGCCCCTCGTATGAGACGGCAATCAATGCCATCATACTTTCAGTAGGCGCCATGTATGGATATTATATTAAATACGGACCAGAAAAACCATTTCCCATGCACGTGATACTCAGTGTATTTCTCCTATTCGCGACGATGCCTCATTTAGACTTTCAAACCGTATTGACCATATGTCTCATGTTATTCTACCACCTCACACAAAACGTGTTGTATTTACCAGCCTAAAATTTTTAGTGTGTTATTCGTACTTATAGCTTTGATTCTAATAACTATATATACCAGAAAATCATGATTCCAATCGATGGTCACGTGTACGAACCCATGTATGAATATAACGACAAACGATACATACGCATAACCGTCAACGACGTGGCCCGTGATTACATTCACGGGCTTCAGGAATCAAAATCAAGATTTATCATGAATAGACAAAACGTAGACGATCCACTCGAGGGGAACGTTTTGACCATAAAAGTACCATACAGATACAGACGTGTGATGTGTACCGTCAAAGGTGACACACCCGTACAATCTCTAGCTAAGGGTGACTTAGTCAAAATAATAGCAAATTTTAGTGGCGCTTGGAATGTCGCCAATCACAGTGGATACGCGTGGGTAATTAAGCAGATTCAGACTCCTTCGCTTCCTCCTCCTCCTTCTTCTCTGGAATCTCAATTTCCTTGAGGCCATTTTCTTGGAAACCCAAGAAAACACGGAGACTTCCTTGAAGCCTGTGAAGCTCTTGATACGTAGTTTCGACGGCTTCTTGGAGTTTCTTGATGTTCTCTTCAACGTTCACGGTTGGCATGTTATTGTACTCTATTAAAGTTTATAATCTTTAATACAGTAGAATGCTCACACGAAGTGGATACATAGTGAACAATCCACCCCGTGAATTAAAAAAGGAGCTGACGGTAAGAGCCATAGTGAATGATGACTTTGGGTTCCCCCCTCCACCTTTTAAGGTATTTAGACCAACTAAGAATGGAATCTGCGTTCCAAGATACTACGGAATTAGTAAACTGGGAGAACCAAGTGAGGATAAGAGACCCGAACCTACACGGACTCGCGTCAAATTTCACGGAACCTTACGAGACGCTACCCATCAGAACGCCGCACTTGACGCGGCTATTGATGCGGGTCACGGAGTCCTCAGCCTACCGTGCGGCTTCGGGAAGACCACCGTTTCATTGGCCATAGCGTGTAAACTGGGGTACAGAACCATGATCATCGTACACAAGGAATTCCTCGCAAATCAATGGGAAGAGCGAATCAAACAATTTTGTCCGGGTGCGACGATCGGACGGGTTCAACAAAACAAAAAGGACGTGGAGTGTGATTTCGTCATCGCCATGTTACAGTCACTCTCACTCAAAGAATACACATTCGGTGATTTCGATAGCGTAGGAACACTGATCGTAGACGAAGCCCATCACATATGCGCGAAAGTATTTAGTCAATCACTGTTTAAAATGTGTCCAAAACACATATTTGGTTTGTCTGCGACCCCAAATAGAAAAGATGGACTCACGAAGGTGCTTCACTGGTTCATGGGACCAACGTTTTTTGCCGTAGAACGAGAAAATCAACAAGACGTGGAGGTGTTTCCCATAGAGTTTGAGTGTCAGAGATTCAGGGATCCACCACCGTGTACGAGATTCGGTAAGCTGTCCCTGTCCACGATGATTACGGAACTCACAGAAAATAGGGAACGAAACTCTATGCTCGTGGGACTGATTAGTCGTATCGCAAAATCCACGAGACAGATCCTCGTGTTAAGTGATCGACGCCAACACTGTATGATGCTTCATCAATGTTTCCCAAAAAGGTCCGGTCTCTACATGGGTGGCATGAAAGAAGCCGATCTCGCGGAATCGAGTACAAAAAAGATAATTTTTGCCACTTTTAGCCAAGCACACGAGGGCTTGGATATACCTTCTCTGGACACGGTCATTCTTGCGACACCGAAATCGGACATCGTCCAATCCATCGGTCGCATCATGAGGGAAACAAAAGGTAAGAAGAACAACCCTAACATATACGACATATTTGACCAATGGTCTGTGTGTCACGCCATGTATAACAAACGACTTCGCGTGTATAAACAGGGTGGTTTCAAGATGCCAAAGATGAAAGAAGAACCAAACCAATTCGCGAAAGGTGAGTGTCTCATTAAATTTTAATTCATTTTGCCATTCGTGTAGTGTACGAATGGTAAAGCGAAAAGTTTACTTTTTAACAGAATCCATCGCGGCGAGTGTGAGAACGCCCGCGATAAAGAACAAAACGACATAGTTCGTTTCTGTGTCCTCTCTCCTTTTCTCCGCCTCGGGTCTCCGGGGTGGCCCGCGTACACGGGGAGGAAGCCGCACTGGTGGCTCTTCCTCGATGGGACAGTACCCTATCATTTATACTAATATCCTACAAATTTATTTCGACAGACTTCTTCTTACGACCACGTTTACTCTTCGAGGTAGATACCTTCACCTCCTTCACATCGGTATCGTCTTCGATCTCTTCTGGTGCATCAACGATATCGGAGATCGCATCGTCGTCATCGTCTGGGTCAATGTTTGGAATTGGCTGTGGTGCAGACGTAGACATAGGGGGAACTGGGGGCATCATGATATTACCCATCAAGCTCGAAATATCAACACCGGGTCCCTTCATTTCGTATCTTTCCTCACCTGGTTGTTCGCCCACTGGAGCCTCTGTGTTTCTGGGTGTCGTATTCTTCACGGCATCAACCATGTTTTGTACAAGTCCTGGATTTTGCTTCAAAATATCATTCATATTAGGCATCACAGATTTGAACATACTGTTCGTCAAGTGGAACATCATCGCAGAACCACCAAGCATCATTATAAGTTTTATTTCTGGAGCAACCGCAACCTTAGATCTATACTTAACGTAAAGTTCCTCGAACACTTCATCGTAATCATCCACCGATTCCATCACATTCTCCGACCATCCATCGAGCTGGATTTCGAATGGATTATATTTCTTGTTAAGGAACTCTAATCCTGTACAACACGCAATAAGCATTCTACGAGAGAATTTAATAGACTTCTCAACATCTATACTATAGGTAATTCTCCTCACCTCCGTTCGTAAATCGTCGATGCCAGAATATGCGTTAAGTCTTTTGTTTACAGTGAATCCCTTCTTTTCAAGACGACCGAGCTTGTTTACCAGATCCGCCTTTTCTTCGTCTATGGACTTGTATCCAGGCGATGGTCTCTCTTCTTCTTGTATGGCATAGTCGCCTTGGATGTATGGCTGTTGTTCTTCCTCTTGGTCATATTCGCCATAGTCAACGGGGTCTTCCTGATACTGTGGTGGCACAGCCTGCTTCGTTGGATTCGCGAACGCATCTATGTCTTCCTGCATGGCATTTTCCATGGGTGGGGGTCGAGCGACAGGTTTATACACAGTGGGTTTTGGTATAGACGTACGAGGACGTGGGGTTTCTATTTCTATTTCGTCCATGAGAGCTTGTTCGTTATCGTCCAGCTTCAGTACATTCCCACGACTCCGGTCAAGTGTAATTTCACCGTCCATTACTCTGTACTTTGAAACTAATCCAATTTCTTTAACGCACTTAATATAAAAAATATTGGTTACATAATAAATGAAGCTTAACGCCACGAACCGAAATACCCTCAAGGTGATCGCCGTGGTTTTCCTGTTGTTGTGTGTTCTCATGATGATGAGACCACGCAGAAGCATGTACCAGCCCAGACCAGTCAACCTCGAGACGTCCGAAGAAGCCGGGGCTACTTCCATCTTTGACCTGGAGCACAAGATCGAGTGTGTCCCAGGATCCCCAGAATCCGCCTACTACACCAAGTCTTTGACACCAGGTGGAATTTGTGGTGACCAAAAGTTCGTGAAGGACAGCGCCGATGCGAAGATTATTGGTGGAATTGGTGGATCTTTAATCTAACTTATAAGTAATGAATACGGTGAATACAACTCGTCCAGCTCTGCCTGATTTTGATTACGAGTATCACACCATAACGGTTGATACCATCGGTCAATCTAGCAAAAATACATTTACGGTTCACCTCACGCAATCACTTGAAAATATAGTTCACGCGAAGCTCATAGCCGCAAGAATCGATGCACCTTCTTCTAACGTGTGTCACATTTCAGTAGATGAACTTAACACGAATTACTCGCAGCGAACATCTAACGTGTTCGGTGGGCAGTCGTCCATGTCTAATCTCAACAGGGGATTTGGTACTATAATTCAGTCTGGTTCGAATCCAATCATTTTCAAAGAAGATTATGATGTCGATTCACAATACACCACACCCATAAGAAAACTCGACCGTCTCACGTGTACACTCAGAGATGAAGATGGTGTCACTATAAATAGCGCCATAGAAAACTTTATGATTTTCAGATTTGTGTGCAAGAATAAGAATTTACCATTTATTTAATCAGGGCGTAGGATAGATATATTTTTAACCTTTCGTTATATTATAAATGTCGACGGGAGTCGTACAACTCATCGCGGTTGGTGCCCAAGATAAACACATCATGGGCAAACCAGAGATATCATTTTTCTCATCGACATTTAAACGACATTCAAATTTTTCGCAATCCGTGGAAAAGCAATTGATGCGCGGAAACATATCAAATGGTTCCATGACGTCAATTAAATTTGAAAAAACAGGTGACATGCTCGGGCATGTGTACATAGCGGCAGATGACGGAACCGAAGCTGTCGATCCATCTGATTGGACCCAAATTATAGACAAAGTCGAATTATACATAGGTGGTCACATGGTGGACTCACAAGACTCCATCTTTACTGAAAAGATTGCGATAGATACATTCGCACAGAATGTTTCGAAGAGTTCCAATGGTCCACACCCGGGTATCAATTCTAAATCGTATTTTTACCCCCTTAGGTTTTTCTTCTGCGAAGGTCCACAATCATCTTTGCCATTAGTTGCATTGCATTATCACGAAGTTGAATTGAGATTTTATTGGAAAAATGTGATGAGTTACAACTACGAGGTATACGCAAATTACTATTACTTGGACAACGAAGAACGTGGTAATATAGTATCCAGGAATCACGAAATGCTCATCACACAAGTTCAAAAAAATATTCCATCTGGAGAACACGATCAAGAATTAATATTCAGCCACCCCGTGAAATATCTGGCGTGTACAGACACAACTTCAAATGGTGCACTTACTTCTGTTTCGAACAAAGTAAAGCTAAACATAAATGGACTCGATATAGGTAATTATAAATGGGCTAAAACACATTATATAGACGTAATGGCGTATTATCACACAAACTATGTTACTTCTCCAGATTTCTTTTTGTATTGCTTCTGTCTTCTCACAAGCTCTCTACAGCCCACAGGTACGCTAAATTTTAGTAGGTTAGACTCAGCAAAGATTATGAGTGAAAGTATGAATATAACAGACCCAATTTATGCGGTCAATTACAACATATTACGCGTTGAAAACGGCATGGCAGGTTTACTATACGCAAATTAAAATACAATGGTATATTAAATGGTAAAGAACTCCGGTATAAACCAACCCACCGACATGGTTCGGTTAGGGAGATTGTCGGACTCCGAACAGCCTAAAAATTCCATTGTGTTTAATGCTTCAGAAAGCAAGATTCGTGATATCAAACACAGCGGATTATACATAAGTCCTATACGTAATGCAAATGCATCGAACTTACTTGCGTATGATACGATCACGAAAGAAGTCGTCGAAATTGGTGGTACAACACTAAAACTCGATGATTTACAAGTCAAAAACCTAGAAGTTGTAAACATGACAACTCTTAATGAGGAACACGTGTATACACCCATTTTATCAATAGGAGAAGGTTGCCCCGAAAATGAAAACGTCGGTGTTGATATTCATGGGATACGAATGATACACGATAAATCCGATGGTGCGTTACACGTCAATAAAAACACCATATTTGATGGAACTGTAGAAGCTTCGCAATTCGTGGGTGACGGCGGTCTATTATCAAATGTACAATACGACTTACACATTGACATAGGAGATGTGGTAGAGAATTTATATGTTCGCGATAAATTACAAGCGGATGGTGGGCTTTTGTCTAATATAACGGTTGGCCAAATAGAAGACTTTGACGGATATTCTCCAAAATTTAATGAATTGAGTGTAAGCAGGGATGCACACATAGGCCGTTCTATATATGTAAATAAGGGAGTTCACTCTAAAGGTAACATACATTCTGATGGAAAAATGGTAGCATCCCAGTTTTACGGGGATGGCACGACGCTTACGGGTGTTTCTAAAAGCGTGGATCTTGAACAATCAAATATTCGCATATCAGAATTGGAAAAACACATACCACGATTTGATCCACTCGAGAAAGTAAAACCCACCTTAGAACGTTCTATTAAGAGGACAAACTTAAAATTGGATGAACACATAAAACGATTTGACCCACTCGAAGAATCAAGTGTATCACATAACGAACGAATTTCATGTATGGAACCACGTGTTACCACAATAGAAAAGCGTTTACCAAGCATAGGTGTATGTGAAAAAAGACTCGATACACTCGAAAAATCGAGTGTATCACATAACAAACGAATTTCGTCTGTGGAACCGCGTGTCACTGAAATAGAAGAAAGAGTTACACTCATAGACGAACAAACACCTATCATTCATGAAACAAAAGCTGTCGTTCCAATCATACACTCCAATGAAAACAGAATTGGTATCATTGAAAATAAAATAACAAAATTACGTGATATCGATCCAATAAAGGAAGAACTCACTAAATTTAAATACGTATATTCCGAACTTACGAGAATAGATCCAATTGAGACCCGCGTAGAAAAGTGTGAAAACACACTCGAAGGTGTATCCGATCTCCCAGAATTGCGAACTCGTTTGTCTACATTAGAATCTGCGCCACTCGAAGGGGATGGTGCGCTTATCTCAAATATTTCACTTTCACATGTACTTTCGTGTTGCAACGAAACGAAGACTTCTATAAAAACACATGGAAGCGTCACAGCACGTGGGTTTCATGTAGAAAGTGATCCAATACGCACATCGAGACTAGGTGAGATAAAGTCACTCACAATAGGTTCTTTTGCCGAAATAAATGCGTATACTAAATCAAATAATGGTACGACTGCGGGTAATACGGGTGGTATTGTTTTTAAAACAAGGGATATCGATGGTAAAA